ATGACCCATATACCCAGCAAATGAATCTTTGCACAAATAACAATAATAACGATGGAATTTATTTACAAAATTCTATTTTAAATTTTAATGGAAGCATACAATCCACTGATAATTGCGTAGGCATCAGATCTGATCTATCTAAACTTGCTTTAGATAAATTTGTAATATGTTTAAATCAACATGCTGGAATAAAATTACAGAATTCTAATTTAGTTTATAATAAAAGCAAGCATGATTTTCCAGAAATTCCATATTTATTTTCAGGAAATGGGCAACACTTAATCCTAGATCAATCTACTATACATCCGGTTATCACCTCTAGTATGGATTCATACTCCCCAGTTTTTAAATTTACGCATCAATTCGGGGATTTAACTTTACCACATAGTGAGGGTTATACCCATAGCCCTGATTTATCTCCTGGTATTTTAATTAACAACGGGTCAACTGCAAATCTTGTTCATGCTCAAATTGATAGAGGTATTTTAAATTCTTATAACGAAGCTTTGTCAAAAGGATCGGAAATTTTAGTTAAAAACAATTCAAAACTAGTATTAAAAGGTTCACAAAAAGCAGCTACCAAGATAATTGGTCCTGCAAAATATCGCAATGCCCGTAGATTAGCTGCGGTATATGCTGAAAATAATTCCAGCGTTACAATAGAAGGTCCAACAGTAATTGCACAATTTGGCGTTGACTTATTAGCTGAAAATAATTCTAGTATTATTATTAGGCCCCATACCAATGAAGAACTTAATGCTCTCGATATTAGCTCATTTACTCTTTTAAATCCTGCTAACCATACAATGGTTGAGCTTCATAGCACCAGATCTTGTATAATAGTTAAGGATAATTCTAACCTTATTGTAAGAGATCTGGGGTCCTATAAAAATAATTGGCTAAAGAACGATAATACCCCAGGAGCACAAAGAATTACTAATTGGGGAGTAAACTACCCAGTTGATACCAATCTGCTTGAAACTTATTTTAGCGGAGGATATCTACAATTCTATCCTAATCCCGATGATCCTACCTACTATTCTACTGGCACTAATGGAATAGACTATTTAAATAAAAAAAATGTAAACTTTGATATGGCAAGAGTGGCATTTGTAACGCCAGAGACAGGAAGACCTTATTTTATAGCTAGTGAGTCAACTCAAAAAGCAGATTACGTAAATTATACATATGGTGGAACGTGTGTTAGAGCACTTGGGGGAAGCAATATTGATTTACTTAATGTTAACTTTCCCGCTGGTTGGTGGAATGCATCTGGAATAATTTATGATGCAAGCACCGTAGGAGATAACCTTTGTAATCTATTATTTATTTGGAATATAGCAGATTCATCAAAAATTAAAGCCTCGCTACTTTCAATCTCTGGAACATACCCATCCGTAGCACCTTATTTTGGTCCAAGCGGGGATTGGGGAACTAGCGGTTGGACAAATAAACCTAACCCAGATACTCTTGGTCTTTCAGTATTGGATTATTTTGGAAAATCAACTAGAAATCCATATGGAAAACCGTCACAACAAAATTATGGCCCGTTTAGGTTATACTTCTCCGTTAACTCGGCAGTAAACGCCTTAACTGAGGGGGCGGGGGGATCTAGCCGCACAGCTCAAATTTATTCCCAAGGATACCAATCAGCTTCCTCCTTGAGTAGTGCTTACATGTCATCGCCGAGTGAATATTCTGGCCTTAGTTCGTTGAATGTTAGTTTAATGAACAATATTAATTCAATCCCAACAATATCCGGTTACTATAATGGATATTCCATGATGGAAAATACTAGCATATGTGCATTTTTTGATGAGTCGGCGGCTGAAACATTTGCAAATGCGAAACATTGTTCTGTTGGAAAATCCGGATTAGCCAAGCTGGTTTCGATTTCATTACCTTATAAGATAGGTGTAGGAGATTGTGCAGAAGAGACCCAAAAATCCTCAGGATTTGGATATAGAGTTTCTAATAATTTTGATTTGAGGAGATTAAACTAATGATAGATATTATTTATAAAGAAAGCACGCATAAATTTACAGATCCAATTAGATATTTTAAAGCAAATGATCCAATCTACTATGAGGTAGATAATATACCACTTAAGCAACTACATGAGAATAGTCTTTGGATTAAGGATCAAATTACTAATAATCAAGGCGAAATTAATGGTATCGACAGATCTGGATTTACAGAACTAAAACCGTATGTTCTTGGAAATGACAACATAGTAAGAGTAAAGCCCGGAAGATTTACTGCAAGAATAAATAATGTATTTAATATTCAACCCCTACAATTAATATTTAATCTAACTGGCGAGGAAATGGCAGACCATAACGCTTGGATTACTGGGAGATTTAATAATGCCTTCTTCGACGGAATTAGAACAGAAATTATGGGCGGACAATCCACTGGAGGATTTAACGGGCTAGTTGAGCGATGCTTCAGCTACCCAGCTATTGGTCCGGGTAAACCAGGCGATCAATTTATTGACAGATCAAATCCAACATTAATAAATTTACCAGGAACTTCTAAGTCACCTTTCCCAATTTCTGAAGCACAGCTATGGACTAATGTCACACCCGGATATGGTATAGATTCTTATTACATTCTCCAGTATAACAATTCAAATCCAACAATTGGGTTTGCCGCTCTAGGAGTTGCAGAAACTGCTTTTATTAAACGATGGCGTGGGGTGGCAAGAACTTCAGTGGTTGACTTAGCGGAAGAAACAACTTTAGAGATAGCTCCTTTTAATAGAGAGGACTTCTTCTATACAAACCCTAATGGTGATAAAGTTATATTAAGCGCAACTCAAAGAATTGATTTGCTATTCATGTATTCCAAGCCAATCGATGCAAGTTCAGTTACAGTTGCAAAATATATCGCTGGACAACCGACTACAATAATTAAACCAATGTTAGGGGTTGTTCATGGTGCTGGTCTAGGTGCTGATTTTAGATCATATTCAATTCAAAATTATTTAAAAAATGAATCAGCTATCCGTAGCAACGGGGACAGCATGATATTCCCCGGAGTTGGGGATCAAACTAATTCATTGTTGGGATTTGATAGTAGTGAACTAAATCCAACAATTAGAGGTTCATTCCCATCGCCGGATGATTTAATGAATCTTACTCCCATGCTAGCTGAGTCCTTGGAAGAAGACAGCTATGCTCTTATTGGGCAGAGCATCCTCCCTTTAGCCTATATTGTTGTCCGTGCTGATGCGACTATTACTACTACAGATGTACCCGGAACTTCAAAGCTTGTATTATCCGATACTGATATTATTGATATACGACCATTTTTTAGAACTACTGAATTATCATATAATGAAAGAGCAGGAATTGCTGCATCAATTCCAGCACCGTCATTGGCAAATCCCGTAGTAACTCAAGGAGAGCTAGATTATGAAGTTAAAAGAGTATATCTGGACCTAGCCTCAAGAATAAATATGGTATCAAATTCTTCCGCCAACGAAAATAAACCAAGAGTTGTCGGTGGGGGGTATATTAAGGGTGGATATTTATTTGGAGTTGAGGGGGTATTAGCACGGTATCTTGAACTTAGAGTAAGTCCTGGGAGTTCTAAAGAAGCATTAAAGCAACAAGTAATAACAAGATACAATTTACCAGCAGCAACAATAATTCCGGATTTTCCAGACTGGGATTTGGGTGCTTGGGTTGGGAGAAATAATCTACCAAATCCCGGAGTTTTTGTTAATGATTATGTAAATCTGCACCAATGGGGCAGCAATGCAACCAATCGCAATTCAAAAGCAGTATTATTTGAAACTGCTTACAATGATTTAGCCTCAAATGCTATCTTACACCCAGAAGTGCCTACTGGTGGATTTAATCCAGAATACCTACGTATACCAAAACTAAACACAAGAAATGGCTATGAGTCTGGAATGATCAGGCTGAACACTGAACAGCGCACCGGTGTAGTTACAGTACACTATGTAAAGAAAACTATATTTTTAAATAGAGCAAGAGTTTCAAATTGGATGGATGATTACCATGTTAATGTACAACTATGGAATTGTTGCCCATTATCATGCCCACAAATTATAGCTGGGGACAACAGGGGTGCTGCTACTAATTCTATTTGGGTAGAAAAACTATCAGATAGATTTACAATTTATGTATCTTGGGTTACAGGAGATAACCCGACCGAGTTGGCCAACACAGGCCATTCGATAGATTTATCTCAGTTTGGGTATAGAAACACTGAAAATCACGCTGGATTTATAGTTATCAATCAGGATATCGCTTTATCAAATTTTGTTCAAAAAGAATTTAACGGTGAATCAAATTGCGGTGTTACTAATTACCCAACAGTTACTTACCAAATAATAGGCTTTCCAAGTTCTAACGATTCCAACCTAATAAATGCTAACGAGTCTGGGCCTACCTTATTATTAGTATAAACAAATGCCGAATTCGGATTTAAGATTTAACTGTGGGGAATATTTTCCTGGGGCGGAACCACCGGGCCGTCTAGTTAATACTACTATTCCCCCAGTTTATATTCCTAGGCCAAGGATAAATGTACGGCCAAGGAGTGGAGATGGGCCACCACCACCACAGGAATCTTGGAAGTGCATTGAAAACGTAGCATATTGCCCGATTGATGAAAACCTGCTGATTAGCGAGCGCGATCAACCCCTTATTATACAGAGTATAATTAGAAGATGTGTTCCTTGTCCCACTGATGTAATCACCTATGGGGCTGGAACGGCAATAAGTTTGCCTCCGTTTGGTGGTTGGAGAGAAGTGCATGACCCTAGCAAACCTACATGCCCGTTTTCTACTTTGGATGAATGCTTAACTAATTTTGAACCATTAGGTTGGCATGGTAACCGTGGATTAGATCCGGATCATCCTGATATGAATTCGCCCATGTGCCAAGACTACCAATTTTCTTGTCCCCCTCCCGATAGAAAAGGGCCAAGAGTAACAACACCAAGAGGGCCGAGACCGGGTGGGCCGGGAACGGGTGGGCCGGGAACAGGTGGGGGAGTCCCTGTATATTTCAAATGTCACGAACAAATTTTTTATTGTCCGCAGGATCAACTGAATCCTAGATTGACTCCAGGGGAATGGAGAATACAAAGCATAATCCGATTTCCAATACAATGTCTACCCGGGCAAGGTATGGGTCCCCCAGATTATTGTAACTACTTATCTGCGAGTGATGCTGCTAATGGCATAACCCGTCCGGGTGTTCCCCCTATAACAGGCCCTAGATTCCTCTGCGTTAGTGAATTGAATCGTCTTATTTGCGAACCCACAATAACTCCGGGGCCATCTAGGTATAAATGTGCAACAAGATTTGACTACTGCCTTAATGATGTTTTTATACCACCAAGGCTACAGCGGATTACAAGAACTCCAGAAAGATGCGCCACAGCAGATCCTTGGCCATCCGAATGTATGTATGCAACAATAGATGGTGCTATACATGGAGTTCCTGCTGCAGGAATCATTGGCCCTGTACCAGAATGCGTTACCCAAGAAATTAACAGTTGTGGTGCTATAACAGTGAGAGAAACCCCAGCACCGCCAACTGCAATTCCTTTCCCCGGAAATGGTCCAGGAACTGGAGGCGGAGGCGCAGGGGGTGGAAACCCAGGGACTGAGCGGCGTTTTAGATGTATGGTATCCACAGACTACTGCTCAAATTTGCCTAATATTGTTAGAACAAGGAGAAGGACATGCATAGAATGTCTTAGAGAACCAGATTTTACTTGGGCCGCTGGATGTTCTTACCGATCTCTTAGCGATTGCAGGGGAGGTGAAGGTGGTAGTGGCCCGGGTGCTGCTTGTCAGGATGATCCACCAATAACTCCGGACCCCTGCTTTGTTAATCCACCTAGGTATGTTAGGAAAGGACAACTCCCTGAAACAGACCGTTAGTTCTCGCACCCATAAAGCTAAAGAAATATAACCATGATAAAAAATTTATCGGTAGTAAATGCAAAAACCTTATCCAGCAGCATTACTAAATCTATTCCGCAGAAAAAAGTAATCCAATTTAATACTAATATTCAAAATTTAAATGCTGATGACTTTTCTGTTAGACTTCTTACTAATACTGGGGTATTTCATAGTTTCTATAATTTTTTTAACACAGAAACAGATCCAACTACTTATTTAGTCCCTAATGATAAATATTTAAATATATTTAATAATCAAGTTGCAGTGGAAGTAAAATATGTTTTAGACAGAATAAACACATCGCTGCCTTGGAGTGATGTAGCTTTAAATGATTTAGACTCGGATAAAATTGCTATAAGCATTAGTCCAAGCTTATTGGAAGCATTTAGAGGAATTCATTCAATAGGTAGCACTGAAATATCTTTAACTTGGTTTTTAGATATGGTAGTGAAATCTTTAAAATCTGGGACGCTAGACGAGATAGATCCAAGTTATTTTTTTAGGTTAGCTGAATCTCAACGAAACGATGCAGTCATTAATTATACGCAAGCATCGAATGGATCAGTGGCGGCTGCGGCTGCGTTGGGGCTTATATCTCAAGGGGCATCATCGGCAGATTATAATTCATATTTAGACTTATCTTTTAAAAGACAATTAAAAAGGCAAAGGAGATTAAATACAGATATTAATTCTACTGTGGACATAATTCAGTATGATGGAAACGATGCTCCCCTTAAAATTAAAAATTACGGGGTAGACGTTGTTGAGAGAATAGGCTCCAACGAAAAAGATTCTGCTGTTGGAATAGGGGATGGGGCTGGATACTATTTATCAACTATTGATATTAGTAATATAGAGAATCCGTTTGTTGTTACAAATGATATATCCGCATCATATTATATGCCCCCAAGTCTAAGGCATAATGTTCTTAGCATCCTTGGAATTAATTCTGACGTAAAATTGACTACGAATTCATTAGCAACTGGCCATGAATTTCACTCGCAGTATACTCCGGAAGATGATATCTCTACCATGTATTTTTCTTTAGATTTAAAGTCTGTTTCATCAAATAGTACATCTAATCTACTAATAGAAAATATATTTGCAACTTATAATAGAATTACAGATATGGATGCTGATACACATTCTAGGAACTACAGCCTTAATACTATTAAAATCAATTTAGATTATAATGACCCGTTTATTCGTTATGCTAGGGATAGTAGTTCAATACTATTAAATCAAAATGATATGTCCCTAGCATTTATCTCTGAGCTACAACAATCAGTTAATAATATAATTTTAACAAAAAATATTCCATTTGCTTTAATTGTTACTCCTGGAAATGGCGTAGATCATAATCCGTTTAGGGGTGAATCCAGTATCTCCAATATAGGGGACACAATACAACGAGTAATTTCAATTATACCACATATAAATCATAATTCAAACGAATCTATTCAAGCTCCATTGGACAAAGAAACTCTAACTGAGGATTTCCCTGAAAATTATTTTGGCTTGTATGAGAAAACATATGATGTGGATCCCCAAGGAGTTATGTATCAATATAATGCCTCTAATGGATTTTTTTCTAATGGATATTATAATGGGAATTCATACAGTAATAATCAACCCCCAGTAGAATCCCGCCGTGGGTCTACTGAATCACAGATAGTTAAACTTATAGATAACTTAGTGGAGTGGTATTCGGTAACTTCTATAACTTGGTGGGATGTTTTTGTTAGGCTAACTTCAAATCAACTAGCATTTTTATATGAAGAAAAATCTTCTGAGTTTATTAGAAAATTATCCAGCGGATGGAGAGGTGTTACAATCTTAAATGTTTTATATTCAGAAACTCCAGTTTTCACACTAATACCATTACCGCTAAATAGTCTTGATATAATCATAATGACTGAGGAGGATAGAAGAAATGCCCAAAGTTATCGTTAGTACTGATTTTACTACAGGTCACTGCTGGCCCCCAACTACGGGTCTTGCAGTGGCCCATGCAGAGAATATAGTTATAGAGGGTAGAGCACATATAGTGGTCATAACAGATATCTTTATTGCTCACCCGGGTCCTTGCGGGATATCTCCTACGCACCCAGTCCCAGTTACTGTGGGTAGTCCTACGGTATTTGCCAATGGATTAGCAGTTCTGAGAGATCTTGATCCATTAGGATGCGGAGATATCGCTAAATCTTTGGCTAATTCTGTTTTTACTGAAGGTCCGTAAAAATAATGGAATTGTAGGTTAAATTTTATATTAAATAAACTTATTAAATATATTTAATAAGTTTATTTAACTTGGTATGATACATAGTAATAGACAAAAGTTTTAGTACCCAAGGAAATTATATGAAGCAAATATTATTGAAAGAAGAAGTTGACAACATAGTAGGCCAAGCTTTTTGGTCTAAAAGTGGAGTTACCGTAGATAATTCTACAACTCCAAGTAAGTCTGATGATTCAGTACTTGAGGGTAACCTTGAGCACTCCTGCCCCTTGTGTGAATCCAAATTAATTGAACCAATATCTGAGGAGCAGTTGGATAACCATGTAGCTGGAATAGCCTCGATGATTTCTGAGGTTGATTCGCTTACAGAGGAGGATGTCTATGCTGCTGCTGGGGTAGACTTGAATAACTCCGATACTCTTGATGAAGATGGTGATGCCTGAAGTTTGTTTGATTTCCATATATGAGCACCCCAATTTCTAAAACGCAATCGATTAGCTCATTATCTATGGATATTTTAAATGAAATGTCTAAAGATCTTGGGAAGGCTTTAAGACCAGCCTTAAAAGATATACATAACTCGGGTGAATATTCATTAGACATAAGCAAAGTTAAAGTGTCTAATGATCATGTATCAAAATTTTTAGGGGTGAAGTCTACGAAAATTTTAGAATCAAAAATTAAAAAACCCATTAAAATTTCTGAATCTAATGAGATAAAATTAATTAATTTAGTCAATAAGTTGTCTAATTTAATCAATGAAGCTAAATCCCTAATAAAAACTATACTATGAAAGATTTTCTAACTTTTATTACTGAAACAAGATCTGAGCTTGGTATGGGTTCATCCAAAGGTAGAAGTTCAATTTCCAAATCCCACATGTCAAAACCACATACCCATGGGGAAAAATCTAAAGTCGTAGTTTACAAATCAATTACTGATGCTCTTAGGAATGGTTATATGGGGCAAATATTCTCCACTGAAAATGCAGACAGGCTTTACGTTATAACAAAATCAAAATGGGGAAAAGATAAAGAACAAATTATTAATGGAAGATCAGCTAAAGGATTTACTCCAGAGAATATACCGTCTAAATTTAAAGATATCAAAAAATATTCAATGGCAACAATGGTAAGACATTCTGGGAAAAAAGTGTAATTTATGCAACAAATACAAGACGTTTTTATTCTTAAGAACATGCAGATTTTAAAAGAGGGGAAAACTGGCCCTTTAAAAGTTCGCGGAATATTCCAACGAGCGGATGAGGCTAATAATAATCAAAGAATTTATCCCCACAAGGTTCTTGATAATGCAGTTAAATCACTTAATGAAGCTATTAAGGAAAGACGTTTAGTTGGTGAATTAGATCACCCAACTTACGAGATGGTAAAGTTATCAAATGCATCCCACCTTATTACTAATCTTTGGATGGAAGGTAAGGACGTTATTGGGGAGGCTGAAATATTGCCAACCCCCGCTGGAAAGGTCGTAGAGGGTCTTATACAGGGCGGGGTTAAGATTGGAATCTCAAGCCGTGGAATGGGGACCCTAAGCGAATCTGGGGGTGTAAAGACCGTAAACGAAGATTATAAGCTTTTAACTTTTGATATAGTAGCTGATCCTTCCACCCGTGGAGCATTTCCAGCTTTAGCAGAATCAAAGCAATATAATAAAGATAAGTTAATTATTGAATCCACCCTTAGAACTGTCATAGGGGAAAGATACTTCTTAAAACTTTTAGAAAAAAGAATTAATGATAAGTTATCTGGATCTAAGAAATTTAAAATGAAAAAACCATATTGTTAATAAAATAAAATATTTTTACAACAATTTCAATTAAAAGGATATATAGTTATATATGAAAAACTCATTAGAACAAATAGCAAGCCTCCTACCTGAGGGTCTAAACGAATCTGTAATCGAAAAGATTGCCACTTTGGTTCATGCAAAAATCCAAGAGGAAGTCACTGCCAAGACAGAAGATTTAACTATAAAAGTTAAAGCTTATTTAAGAGGTCAAATTGATCGTCTTAAGGAGCAAGCAATTACTGAACTTGAACTTGAAAATGATACTTATCGCAGTGCCAAGTTATTTGAATCAGTAAAAGCATTATTCGTGACAGAGTTATCGAAAGAAGATGAGAACAGCACGCTAGGAATATTGGAATCGGAGAAGAATGTTCTAGGGGTAAAAATTAATGTTCTGTCTACTGAACTTAACACTTATTTGAAAGAAAATGTTCAGCTTAAGAATTTAATTAAACTAATATCTGATAAATCAGATACTCTTGAGGCTAATCTTTCACAAGTTAAACAAAATTTAGCAGAATCAAGAGCTTCCAATTCAATGAAGCTTTCGGATACTGCTGAAGTGGTGTCTAAAGAAAATTTTCAACGTAGTGGAAAGGCTATAAAACAGATTACCCCTACAATGAATAACAATAAGTTTTTGACTGAAGAAGTCATTCGGCTGATGTCTAACTAAAATTCTAAAGGAGAAATAAAATGGACGTTTCACAAATTGGTGGATCAAATGAGTTAGTTCAAAAGTGGGCAAAAGCTCTCGATGGTATTTCTAGTGAATATACTGCCCGAGTGACTGCTCAGTTATTAGAGAATCAGGCTAAGGCTGTATTAGCTGAAAGCCAGAGAAGCCTGAACGAGGCTGGTGAGGGTGGTGGTACTACAACGGTTGGCAATATTGGAACTTTCCAAAAGTTTGCATTTCCATTAGTCCGGAGAGTTTATCCAAATCTAGTTTTTAATTATATTGGATCAACTCAGCCAATGGATGCCCCTGTTTCGCAGGTATTCTACCTTGGCAATAGTCGCTGGACTGATACTACCCAACAAGTAATGTATTCCAAGTTTAATCTTACCCCACTGGGGTTATATAGTTCGGGTATAGGATCAGCGTCTGGCACTACTTGGCAGGAGGCTAATAATGGACCAAATGGAGCGGCGGGGGTTGGCTTAAGTAAAGATTTCACTGGTGTGTTATCTTTGTCTAATGTCCTGCAAGGAGGGCATGGATCGCCATCGACTACATATGGTGGTAAACTAGCATCTTTCCCAGACGCTGGTACTACTATGGGATGGTTTGTTTCGGCTGGTGAAAAACTTGACGGAACTGGAATTCCAGAAGTTCAATTTCATATTGAGCAACAGCCAGTAGTTGCTAAGACTCGTAAGATGAGAGCACTTTGGACTATTGAAGCTAGCCAAGACCTCAAGGCTTACCATAATCTGGATCTAGAAAAGGAGCTTACTCAGCTTCTAACTAGTGAAATATCCTTGGAAATTGATCGTGAACTTATTGAAGATATCCGAATGATAGCCTACGGAATACAACCAGCTAATGGTACTAATTTTGGTGGATGGCATCCAGGATCTTTAGATGCTAATGCAAATAGTAATAGTTTTACTAATGGTTATGGCAAAGGCACTACCGCGAATGCACCGGGACTGCAAACTACAAGCGAAGGTTCGTTTAGCTGGGGAAATACTGGCTTACCAACTTCCATCTCAACAGTCGTAACAAATAATAGCAAAATTTCAAATGTTATGGTTGTTGACTTGGCTAAATTCTTAGGCACTGGATACGCGCCACAGCACCTTGGCCATAGATATGCAAACCTCTTGGCAATTCTAAATTTTGCTAGTCAGGATATCTACAAGACAACGCTAAGAGGACCAGGTACTGTTTTAATTACTTCGCCTTTGATGGCTTCAATACTTGAATCTGCAGCAAAGTTAGAAGGTGGAATACCAAGTTCGGAAGCTCCAAGCAATATGGGTACTTCGATAGAATATAAGGGAAAATTTGCTGGTAAATACGAATTGATTGTAGATCCACTGTTCCCTGAGGATGAAATAATCATAGGGTATAATGGAAAAAATCCAATGGACTCGGGTTTTGTGTATTGCCCGTATGTTCCATTGATGCCACTGCCAATGGTAACTGATCCGAATACATTCCAGCCCCGTAAGGGAATTATGACTCGATATGCTAAGACAGCTATTCAACCAGCTTCTAGATTCTATCGTGTGATAAGAATTATTGGTGCGGGTGCGGATTACCTTAATCCTGATTTAATGAGAATTGATTCTGCAAACCCTGCATTGTCTCCTGCTACTAACTGGAGATTCTAATTAGAATAAGTTAGTAGTGTTAAAAGGTTAGGAATAAAAAAGTGAATCAATTATTGATTCACTTTTTTTTTATATCTTGGCTACATACTAGTATATGATACAGGTAAAACCACAAATAGCTAGCTATGGCTCATCATACGGAAAGTACGGGGGTAACCAGATTGCTAGTTACTCAGATGATAACGATATTAAACACGAAGATTTAAATGTAAATTTTGAATCCGATGGAATAGTGTTTAATTTATTTGAAAAATCAATAAATGACTATGTCCTAGCCCAGCTTGGCCATCCAATTATAACTGTTGAATTAACTCCTTTTCAAGTTAAAACTTGTATTGATGAAGGCACATCACAGTTAGATTTTCATTCCCCGCAATGGTCAAATCAATTTGCTGTTTTTAATGCTTCAGCAGGAATAAATGTCTACGAACTACCTAGGTTTATGATAAACAATTTAAGCTTTGTTTCCTATAAAAAAGATGGATTTGGAACACTCTTTGGAGCAAATAACGGTTCCATGGGTTATGATTTAAGTTTAGCTTTTCTTGATTCTAATAAATTTTTTCAGAATGGTGGCATTGGGGACTTCTTTTTAACGCAACAATATTTGAAAATGATGCGAAGAGTTTTATCCCAAGAGGGTAGCTGGAGTATTATTGACAATAAATATATTCAATTATATCCCACACCAACAGAGACTCCAACAGAAGTAATAATTGAATATCGAGCAATAAATTCTAATACAATTCATCACGCATACCGTAATTGGATTCAGAGATATTCTTTAGCTTCTGCAAAAGGAATTTTAGGCCGTATCCGTGGAAAATATAAATCACTTCCAGGGCCTGGCGGTGGATCAGAACTAGATGGAGCGTCCTTAGTAGCTGAATCTTCTGAGGAGAAGAAGTTACTAATGGAAGAACTTATAAGCATTGAAGAACCACCAATGTTCTCGATAGGATAAAATGACTAACACCACGGTGGATAGATCAGTATTTGAAGAAATAGCAGAAAAATCAAATCCCGAACTTGGAATGTTCACTAAGCGTGTTTATGCAGATATACTTAAAAATTTTATAAATATCTTTAGCAACATTACTTATGTTGACAGCAACAATAACTCAGTTAAAGTTAAATGTTTTCATGCTAACCAAGAAAGGTCTATTGCAAAAAATAATTTCTCCAATATAACTCTCCCTGCAGTAACTATTAGTGAAGTAGGATCATCTAATAACGATGAGAGAAGAAGGTATAGCCCAGTACTCCTGCATGAAAAATATTGGGATGTGAAAAAACAAAGGTCTATTAGGCTATTAAGTTTAGCACCAAGATCTATTGATATATCTTATAATATAAATATTTGGGCAAAATATAAACAAGATATGGATCAAATAAGAGAGTATATTTTTATTCTTTTTAATCCAGATTTAGAAATTAAATTATTAGGTAATTCATATCCAAAAACATTTTTAATAGAAGAAAGTGACATTGGGGAAGTTGAAGTTCCTGATCAAATAGACCGAACATTAAAAAAGACTATAACTATAAAAATAGAAACTTACATACCAAGCCCTAAATTTTTGTATACTTCTACTGGTAAAATTGAGAAATTTAATATTGATTTCGATACTGATGCCAATATTGAGTTCCCCGCAATATCGCCCAGCGTATAAAATATATAATAATATTAAATTAAAGATTTTAATTAAATATACTACCCTAGATGGGTAAATACTATTGGAGAAACGGTAAAATGGTAAAACTTATTAAAATGACTGACCCTGAAGCAAAAATAACACCCTTGGGGGAAAGTATCATATCTTTAGTTAAATTAGAGAACTTAAAGAAAATAAAGAACTGCTCTCTGCAAGGCTTAAGTTTAGTGGTGTTGCTTGATAGCGGTGAGTTTGATAATATTTGGATTCAGCCAAAAGAAGTTATTGAAATTTCAGAAATTTCAATAACTCAGCAAATTATAAATCTTCATAAGAGAAGATTAATACAAATTAGTAACTAAAGGAAATATTTAAATGGGAGCTATACCTACTAGTCCTGCCGTTGTTTTTCTAGAAAAAGATAATTCGTCTTATCCACCAAGCATAGATTCGTCAATAGTCGGAGTAGTTGGATTTGCTACGAAGGGTCCGGTAGATAAACCAAAACTTGTTACTAGCGCACAAAATTTATTAAATTTATTTGGAAATCCAAGTGAATCCCTTCCCGGACAAGGATTGGAGGGGGCTATGGAAATTTTAGAAACTACTAATCAAATTAGGTATGTCAGAACCTTAGGTTCTACTGGTTATGCTAACGCATCCGCAACTATGCTGTTTGGTACATGTCCAGCGATTCAATTTTCTACATCAGGCTTTGGAATTACTAATCCGCTCTATCTTTCAGTAAGCGTGTCCAATAACTATTCTGCACCAATAATAACAAACAAAATATATTCTATCCCATCATCAAATAACAATATTGCTAATGGAATTTCGCAAGCAGTTGCAATTAATAATGCTGTTGGCACTGGAGATTCTAAGACGGATCCTATCTTTATGATAAGTGACGCTTATGGAGTAGTCTCTGGGGGAGTATTAGTTTGTTCTTATGCAGGTTCTGGAGTGAGACTAGAAATCACTGCAGCTAGTGGGCTATCCGCAGGATCTTTGGATTCTACCAAAAAAATATCTATTCTTGCTCCTATAAATTTCAATGGTGTAGTTAGTTCAACTCCTGAAAGCCAAGTCTCCATGATGGGTACAACTGTCACACAATCAACACTATCGTATTTAGTTAAATCGTTATACCCCGGATCAGGGTATAACCTTGGAAAAGATCAAAGGACTGGTGCTGCTAGTGGCGTAAGTGTGGAGATTACATCTTACACCAACGACTCAGTTATAAGTATTAATAGTGATGGAATTGCTTCGGAGATTTTTACTGTAAACCTAACTGGTGGTGAAAAGTTTATTGAAGACATTATTAACATCGGAACAGATAATGCTACTTCCGATTTAGTTATGGGTGAAATAGTTGGGATCCCAGATCAACTTATTAGTGCAAAAAAGCTAGGCTTCTTTTCAGATAATATGTCAACTTTAATTAATAGTACTGTAACATTACAGACTAGTGGTATATTGTTAACTGGTGCCAACCCAAGATTTTTGAAATTAATTGAGCAAACAGTTCCACTTACCTTGGGTTCTGATGGGACAATGGCTGAAATTGATGTAATAGGTAACGCTGCTGATAAGACTGGTATTTATGCTTTGGATGACGATCTATTAAATATATCTATGGGAATTATGCCCGGCATAAATAATCAGTCCGCGCAAAATGCATTTATTACATTAGCTGAAACCTCTCAGAACTTCCTAGCTGCGGTAAGCCCTAGTTTTGGTGCTGACACAGTTGAGGAGGCTGTCGATTGGATGAATGGAAAGGGGAATGGTAGAACAGCAGCAATAAATAGTTCTTGGGCCTCAGTATTTTGGCCATGGGTGCAGGTATACAATACATTTGATAAAAAAGACATGTGGTATGACCCTGCGATATTCGCAATACGTCAAATGGCTTTTACTGATAATGTTGGGGAAACTTGGTTTGCTCCTGCTGGGTTTAGAAGAGGAAGACTAACCAAGCCAACAAATACTGAAGTTCCATTAAACTTAGGGGATAGGAATATACTTTATGTTAATAACATAAATCCTGTTGTAAACTTTGCCCCTGAAGGAATTACTATCTTTGGGCAAAAAACAGCGCAAAGAGCACCCTCTGCACTTGATAGAATAAACGTAAGAAGATTAATGATTTTCTTAAGAAAAGTTTTGCTGCAAACTGGAAGACAAGATTTGTTTGAGCCGAATGATAAGTTTACATGGGAAATTGTAAAAGATAAAGCTGATAATCTTCTAGCTGATATTCAAGCAAGAAGGGGTGTCACGGATTTTAAAGTAATCTGTGATGAAACTACTAATACCCCTTTAAGAGTTGATAGAAATGAGCTTTGGTGCAAAATTCTTCTTAAACCAACAAAGACTGCAGAATGGATTATTTTTGAAGTAAATCTAACAAGCCAATCGGCTAAATTTAATGGATAATAACAATGGCTGACAGCATATACAATAATGATTACAGACCTTTTCAACCAGGTCAAAATTTACCAAAAATCTCAACTTCCCTTGACTCAGTAAGAACTTATCAATTTGAAGTTCAATTTTATGGTCTACCTCCAAACTTAACTGGACAACAGACTGATCTAACTTTAGCTGCCAAGCAAGTAAGCCCTATTTCATTTTCTGTTGAAGATATTGAAGTTAGACGGGTAAATGATAAGGTATTCTTCCCCGGTCAGGTGAGCCAAGAATCTGTAACTATTACTTTTGATAACTTGTATTTACGAAAAACAGCGACCACACTATGGGAATGGTTCAAGACTATTTACGATCCAATAACTGGAAATATGACTAAGCTTTCTGCTCCCGGTGGTCCTGGAAATAAAAGTTTCAAAGCTAATAAACTTAGAATTTTAGAATTAGATAATACTAAAACACCTCATGCCGCAATAGAACTCTACGGAGTTTACCCAAAAACAGTTAGATTTTCGGAAAAAAATTATAATGATAGTTCTTTTGCAGTTATAGAAGTAGAATTTAGATTTGATTATATGGATTACTTTAATTACGGCTAATAGGTAAAATTGTAAAATTTATTTCAATAGCCTACTGCTCCCAGTAGGCTATCTTACTATAATAAGATATGAATTACTTTAAAGAATTAATTGATATCTATAATAATTTAAACAATAAGAAAATATCTTTAGTAGAGCAAGAGGGTAATACAACAGAGCCATCAGTACAAGCAATAGCTACTGCTAATCAACACATAGCTACTGCACATGGTAAAGCTAATTTAAAAGATGGAGATCCCAATCGTAAAGTGATTGGTCCAGAATTTCCAAATGGAATATGGGAAGGTAAACAAAAGCTAGTAGTTTGGGCTATGGGATCTAAGAATGTTACCATAGAACCAGCAGTTCTAACTAATGAACATTTTAGAAAATTTGCACTCTTATTTGATGAGGAGAATACTAAAGGTGGGGATACTAAGAGTGGTGAAGTTGAAAACCAAGTCATTCCTCCAACACCAACACTAACACTAGAAGAAATCGAAACGGCTGAACTGTGGTCTAAAATAGAAAGTTACATACCTGAACTCTTTGAAAAGATGCCTAATTTTACAGCAGAAGCGTTGGCTGGTGGAGGCGGGAAAGTTCGTAGCGAGAAAAATGCCCAGCCCCGGAAAAAATTAAGTTATAATAACTTTATGAGATACATACGTGGGAATTCACCCCAATCAATTGAAAATCAACTACAAAACTGCTTAGTTTTGAACATGGATGTTACTGCTGGTACTTATTATGATCTTAAACCTACGGGAGATAAAAATTTATCTTTGGAAGTAGTGAAATCATATGAAACTATAACAAGATTAGCTTCAAAAAATACTTTAACGGATGCAGAAAAAAATCAACTAAGAGGATTAATTGCAGTTACTGATGACGAAAGAATAGTTATATTTGATGGAAATAATAGTAATCGGGGGATTATACTTAGTGATATGAATGGATTTGGTAAAGGTTTAGTTAAATCCATAGAATCCAGACTTGAAGTCGGAATTAATCAAAATTTAATAGTTCAAGATAGAGCCTTTGCGGACGCAGCAGATGATACACTTGGTGTTCTTCTTGAAGAAGTTGCTTGCTTACTATCTTTATCTGATAGGAAGGTGGGAAGCAACGCATTAAAAGATCACTTTATGAAAAAATGGAGTGAAAAAATGGATACGATACTTAATAATCTTGAAGCAGCTGCAAATGTTTGGAATGATTCAAATTGCAAACCACCTCCAACAAATTCTGCCCAAGAACTGCACGCTTGGACAACCCGATGTAAAGATTACGCAACAGAGTTTAATCCCCAAGTATTAGTTTTAGAACATTTGTTTAAGAATAGATCGGAAAACTTAATTAAATCAATGATTGGTATGAACGCGGATGCCCTGAGAAGAAGAAGACCTAATAGAACAATTCCTTTAGGAAAAGTTACAAAAAGAGGGAGGAGAGCAGATGTTCGTGAAGTATACAATACGCCGGAAGCTCTTCTAAATGCAGCAAGACAATCTGGACTACACATTGATCCAAAGGATGTGTCGTCAATGTCAATGACTATTGAAGATGCTTGGGGAAGCAAACCGGAAAACAAAATTATTCGTGACCTTGACGTAGACTACACAAAGGGTCAAAACGTTTGGTGTCTAGATGTTTCATACAAGCACTACAAAACTAATGCTTCTATAAAAATTGGAGGATGCTGGTCTAACACAATTAATGACTTTCATGGTGGCATAGATTTAAAACAAGACAATAAAGCTACCACTGAAGATGTAAAAGCAACGGTGGCTTTTAGGAAAGTAATATCTGAAATAGTTGGCTTAGACTTAAATGACACAGGAACTGTAGACTCTAAACGTCTTGCTGCTTACCATAAAGAACAGGATAAGGTCTATGATTTAATTAATGGTTTGAAACTTGAAGTAAAAGTTAACAACAGTAAAATAACAATGAGATCTTTTGATAATTTTATTGAAAACACATTGAAGGTTCTTAAAGCTAATAATCTATATGATGATCTATGGGGGGCAGAATCAGGAAAAGGCCAAGATAAAAAAGATTTGGTAACAGTTTTAAAAAATTATGATGAAAGAAAAAATTCAACTGATAATCAAAATAATGAAATTGTATTGGACATAAAAAACAGATTGATAACTTATTTACAAAATAAAAAATTGGAAAAAAATATGAATTCCAAAGATGGTAAGGTAAAACAAACTTCTAGGGAATATTTTGCTACGAAAATGTTATTGGCTGGTGGTAGTAATGATGACCGCTTAATTGTAGATTCTCGATTAAAAGGATATGCTTTAAATAGGGTATTTTTGCAAAATGCAGTATTTCGTAGTATACTACCATCTTGGTTAAAAGGAGAAAATAAATACGAACTTAGA